TAACTTGCTTAGTGTTTGCCATAGATCTTGCTAACGCTTTTGTATATCTAGACGCAAGTCTGTCATACAAGTTATCTTCGATAGCTTCTTCTGTGATTGCAAACGCTAATGCGATTGTTTCGTGTGTGTAACGAGAAGTGTAAGTTTCTTGAGCATTGTCATAAGACACTCCAGATCCTTCAGGTTTAACAGAAGCATTCGCAAATCCAGATAACATTACTTCCTCTTCGAAAGCTCTGTCTGAATTTTCTGTGTCGAAAATTTCTGCGTGTTCGTTCTCGTAGTTTTTATACTCCAGGCCGAATAGTGCATTCAATCCTGGCTCTAGTTCTTTAACTAGTTGTTGTCGTGATATAGCCATAATTTATTCTCCTATTATACGCCTGTAGTTGATTTAAGCTGATGCTCGTTGATTGTAACAATCGTTTTAGCATAAGCACCAATTGAATTATCTGGATCTTTTGAGAATCCAATAACTCTAAGTAGTAATGCAGTAGTTGCAGAAGTTCCTACATCTAATGTCATTCCTGATTGGCCGTTAATTGTACTTCCTGTACCAACATTGATATCGAAGTTTAATCCAACGTCTGCTTGAGCGATTGCTCCATCATCCGCTTGAACTTCAAATCTCGCATATGGATCGTCATATACGAATGCTTCAATTGTTTGTCCAGTTGCTACGTTTGTTTGGGTATAAACGTTAGTATATTTTGGTTTGCCAGTTGAAGGATCTTTCGAAATGAAAGCTCCCCAGAAAACACCCAATGAAGGGTCACTAGCTCCAGACTGATCAATGTATCCAGTACTTGTCATTTTGACCAAGTCACCTTGGAAAATTGAAGTACTTGAGTTGTCAGCAATATTATATTGCGACAAACCTTGATTGTCTGCATTTTGACCAACTTTACCAACAGGTTTAAAACCAAAAGGGCTGTTTGTATTTGCCATAGTTTTTACTCCTATTTTATTTTAAGTTGATCGGTGTTCCTTAGAAATAACTAAATAATTAGTCCTTCTTTGTACCACCGAAGGTTACACGAGTTTGCCTCTCACTATTGATAGGCATACTTGGATGCTGTTCCTTCATAAGATCGTTATTAATTGCTTCGTCTCGATCTTTGGTCTGCTTAGCAAAGTAAGCTTCTCTTGATCGTGCGATCTCTTCCGGTATCCTAGCCAGCAATAGGCCGCCTACTCCAATCACTCCTGCGTACTTGCCTTCGTTAACAGTTGGATAATTACTCTCTGGATATTGATCTGCTCTTACGAGCTCAAATCCTGAACGTAATTTACCGGACATATTCTTCGTATCATCGAAGCCCATTGTCTCGGCTCTTATCCATCTGTGTCTGAATCCATCAGGCGCAGGTGGTGCATCTAAAGATGACGGGGGAGTCCAAGTTTGAGGACGTGTGTCCTTTGCTCTTGTCTGACTCGCGCGTGAAGCCTTTATATTTTTATCTTGTTCCATATGCTTATGCCTCCTTCGCGGTTAATTGTTTTGCATAGTCTTCTAGTGGCACACCTAATCTTCTAGCTATTGCTACCTGTGACGGTGTGAGAGTCACAGTTTTTTTGCGTCCTGTTGCGCTCGGACGTTTAGCTGACGCTACAGTTTGAGCAGGTTTTGCTCTTTCTGTAGAATTATCCCCAACTTTAGCAAATTTGTGCGGAAATTCAAGTCTTATTCTCTTGTCTATTTCTGCATAGTATTCATCTGAAGTAGGGTCATATCCTTCTTGCTCAGTAAGCTTTTTATGTAAATCAAAAGCTGTGTAAGTCATAGCGGAATCCGTACCAAACCAAGTGTTTTTAGATGCCCAAGCATCTGCTTTTTCATCTGTAGGGACATCTTTTGGTAAATTATAACCCTGATAAACATTTTGTTGAGGATTAATATTTACTTCTTTTTTTGGTTCTGGTTGTTCTATTTCTCTAGATTTAAGATTCGCTAATCTTGCCTCATCCATAGTCAAAGTAGCAATTTGCTGTTGCGCAGCTACTTGTGCTTCTACGTCTTGAGATTCAATTGCATTTTTTAAAGCTTGTTTGGCAGCAGTTAAATTAGTTTTTACTCTGCTTTCAAATTCAGAAACATAAGATTTATCTAGTTTAGAAAATCTTCCTTCTAGTTCTTCTCTTTGTTTCTTTTGTACTTCCGCAAAAGCAATTGCTTCTTCTCTTTGCCTTTCGGCTTCTCTCATCTTACGAGTTAATTTAGCAATACGTTTTTGAACGCCTTCGCTATATTCTTTTAACTCATCTTTTTCTTCTTTATCAGCTTGAACATTAGACTGCTCATTAGATTCCGAAGATGTGTCATTGGACTTGTTACTGTCTTCAGTAACGACTTCAATTTTCTCTTCCGTTTCTTTTGCTTGTTCATTGTTCTCCTGTTCTAAATTGACTTCAGCTCCTTCTGTTTCGCCGACATCAATTAAGTCGTGTTTGTTTTCTTCTTGCATAGTGCCTTCCTATGTTAAATATGATGTAGTACAGATTCAGGATCCTTAATAGTTCCTAATACTTCATCATCGTTTAGTATTCGCACTTCTCCACCTTCTATTGGTAATCTTGAACCCGCATAACGAGCAAAGATCACCCAATCTCCTTTTTTGCACCACGGACCGGTTACAAACTTATCTTTGTCTGCATATGCTAATGGTCCCATTTTTAACACATAACCACAGTTCACTGCGATTCTTAGTTTATCTAATGTTTCTTGTGCAATTAAAATTCCGCCTTTAGTTTTTTCTTTTGGTGTAAAAGGTAAAACTAATAATCGATAACCAGATGGTTCTGGTAATTCATCTACAATAGATGAAACATTTTCGTGATCAATTCTTTTAGAGTCACGTTCTTTATTTTTAATTTCTTCTTGTTTATCTTCTTCTTGATATTTTTCTTGAAGTGCTAATTTAATCTTCGGTACTTCCGTCTCCAAATGGGACGACGTTTGTTCTGTCTGGTTCTTCATCTTGTTTTTTTTGCTCCTTATCTTGTAGCAGGTTAGAGATTTCCTGTAATGCTATTTGTATAGCGTGTGCTTGTCCAAGTAAATACTTGTATTTCTCCATATTGTCAATACCACCAGAGATCATTACATCTCCAATAGATTGTAACGAACTTTGTAGTCTTTTTTGTAATTTATAAATTACGTTAATGGGATCCATTTAACAATTCCATTTTCTAAGAGACTTATTGATTCTAGAATTGGGATCGTTAGCTGTTTTTGCTGATGTGAGTCTCTTCTTCATACCGCTCATTCTAGCACAAAAAGACTTACGTCTATTTGCTGCTTTAGAACCCTTTTTTAATTTAGATGGCTTCGTAGTTACTGCCATAGATAATTTAGAACCAGGGTTTGCTCTTCTATAAGATGCAATACCTTTTCTATTTAATCCACCTGATTTAGATTTACCTTCTTTTCTTTGCCACGCTGCTGTCTTTGCCATTATTTTTTCTTCTGTGATTTTTTAATTGCTTTAGCGGTTGGAGCACCTTTGGTTCCAGGTTTTCTCATCTTCTCACCAGATCCTGCAGCGATTCTTTTTTTCTTTTGTTGAATATTATACCAAAGACCTTTTTTAGCCATAGTTCCTTTCTTTGTCTTATGATAACCTTTCATCATTATTTTTTATCCTTTTTACAGTTGCATTCATGATCACACAAACATTGTGTAATACCAAATACTTTACAAATTAATTCACATACTTTTTGTTTTATTTTTTTTAACATATTATTTTCCTTTTTTAGTATTAATAATATCTGTTGCTTTGATTCCGTATACGGCAGCCACCACGGAAATCCAAAGTCCAGTTATCCACCAAGGCATACCTTGTAATTTATCAAAATACAAGTCCAGTTTTTTAGAAATATCTTCGTCTTCTGCAAATACAGAATATGCTAATAAAAATAGAGGTGATGATAACGTCAATAAAATGAATTCATCTTTCCAATCATTTTTTTGTGCTTCAAATACTTTACCGGAATATTCAATTTCACCACGTTTCATTTTTTCAGCATGTAACAATGCTGCTTCTGACATAGCGA